GACTTGTACGCAAGAGATTGACGAAAATATTAAAGGTCAGAAGGTTAAAGGTATCGCAGCGAAAGCGAAGGAAATCCAGAAGACGTTTCAGGCGGTAGAAGATAAACTATCTAATGGTAAGTCTACTGTAGATGACCTACAGGACCAGAATAGAAAGTCTATGGAACTACAAGGTCTACTGCGGGATAATAATACCAAGATTAATATGTCTCGTAGGTTGATTGCTAAACTAGAAGAAGAGATTTCTAATACTTCTGACAGTAAAGATAATGTCAAACAAGCTGCCCAAGACCTTGAAGACTTTATTGATGTAAAAGATGGTTTGATTACAGAAAAGGTTGAACTGTCTGAAGAGTATGACTATAGTAGTATCATTGCTGATATGCTCAAAGACACTGGTATCAAGACTAAGATTATCAAACAGTATCTGCCTGTTATGAATAAGTTAGTAAACCAGTATCTACAGACACTAGACTTCTTTGTTCATTTTGAATTGAATGAAAGTTTTTCGGAGACTATCCGTTCACGGCACCGTGATAGTTTTTCCTATGACTCTTTCTCTGAGGGTGAGAAGCAACGCATTGACCTTGCACTGCTGTTTACATGGAGACAGATTGCTAAGATGAAAAACTCTGTAGCAACCAATCTGCTTATTCTGGATGAGACATTTGACTCCAGCCTTGACAACGATGGTGTAGAAAACTTGTTTAAGATTATTCATACCTTGGGTGCTGATACGAATGTATTTGTTATTTCACACAAGGGTGAGATTTTGGATGGTCGTTTTAAATCCAAGATGGAATTCTACAAGGATAAAAACTTTTCCAAAATGCGTTAAAAAAGTTCTTGACAACAGGGACAGAATAATATACTATACACTTCTAAGTTCGAAACAGTGAGACTTACAATATGAAATACAGTGAAGACCGAATTCTAACAGAACTAAATGAGTATATCCTCAAAACATATGAGGGGCATTACTCAAAGCAGAAGTTTCAGGCTACTGAGTTTATTATTGATGCTGGTCACGGGATGGGGTTCTGTCTCGGTAACGTAATGAAGTATGCACAACGTTATGGCAAAAAGAATGGTCGTAACCGTGCAGACTTGATGAAAATCGCACACTATGCTATTATGGCACTCCATGTACATGATCAAGATGAGGAAACATTTGATGTTGAATAATACTATGGAAGTTATTCGTAACTTCGGAACCATTAACCAAAACCTTGTAGTTCGACAAGGTAACGTTCTACGCACTATTGCAGATGCTAAGAACGTTCTAGCACAAGCTACTCTTGAAGAAGAGTTTCCACAAGACTTTGGCATTTATGATGTGAATGAGTTTATTGGTGCATATAATCTTGTAGAAGATGGTACTGTGCATTACCAAGACAAGCATATGGTTATTGCCAATGGTCAGTCTTCTATTAACTATTTCTATTCTGATATTGAAATGTTGACTAATCCACCTGAGAAAGACTTACAGGTTCCTGATCCAGAAGTCACATTCAATCTCACTCAAGATATTCTGAGTCAGGTGCGCAAAGCATCTTCTGCTCTTGGTCATAAGAGCGTGATCATTGGTCGCACTGAAAATGACTCAGTAACCCTATCAATCGTTGATCCTAAGAATACAACTTCCAATGAGTATACCATTGAAGTTGATGGTGTATGGCATGGCGATATCCATGCAAACGCACGTCTAAGTATCAACATTGACAATCTGAAACTTCTTCCCGGTGATTATGCTGTAGAAGTTTCGTCCAAACTTATCAGTAAGTTTACTAACGTTAGTCGGCAGCTCCAATACTGGGTTGCTCTAGAAAAAAACTAAAGGAATATATTTCTAATGAATGACTCTCAATTTTATGATTTGAACCTTAAAGTCGCCCGTTCGTCTATTGCTATCATTGATGCTATTGTACAACGTGGAGCATTCAAAGGTGAAGAACTGTCTACAGTAGGTGGTCTGCGTGACCAGTGTGTGCAGTTGATTCAAGCAACTGAAGAACGTGAGCAAGAAGCCGCAGAAAACGAAGAAGAAGAGGAATAGTATAATGGGTCGTTATAATGATGAAGATGATGGTAACTACACCGAATACACTTTGACAATGCGTCGGTATCAAAACCATGATACTGTTAATGATGTATCATCTACTTTCCGGTCTGATGATGAAGACTTGGAAGAAATTCTTGAACATACCTCTTACTTCCTACAAGGTTGCTCCTTTACATATGTCAAAGGTCTCACTGCTGAACGAGTAAGTGATTAATATTAAAATGGGGGCTTGACCCCCATTTCTTTTTTCTATATAATGACTTCCTAACTCTAGTAAGGAATATTGATGAGTGATTTTCTTTGGGTTGAAAAATACCGACCACAAAAGATTGATGATTGCATTCTCCCCTCAACATTAAAAGAAACCTTTCAGCAGATTGTAGAGACTGGTGAAATCCCTAATATGCTATTCACAGGCACTGCTGGTCTTGGTAAGACTACAGTAGCAAAAGCACTGTGTAATGAATTGGACCTTGACTGGATTCTTATCAACGGGTCTGAAGAAGGTAACATTGAAACTCTGCGTAATAAGATTAAACAGTTTGCCTCTACTGTATCCCTACAGGGTGGATACAAGGTTGTTATTCTAGATGAGGCAGATTATCTTAATGCACAATCCTTCCAGCCTGCTCTGCGTGGTTTCATCGAAGAGTTCGCAAACAACTGCCGATTCATTCTAACCTGTAACTTTAAGAACCGTATTATTGAACCACTACATTCTCGTTGTGGTGTCTATGAGTTTAACACCAGCAAGAAGTCTATGGCAGAACTGTCTATGCAGTTCATGAAACGTCTAGGATGGATTTTAGATCAGGAGACTATCACCTATGATAAAAAGGTTTTGGCAGAACTTATTATTCGTTTTGCACCTGATTGGCGACGTGTTATTAACGAGTGTCAACGTTATTCTCTTAGTGGCACTATTGATAGTGGGATTCTTTCTCTTCTTTCTAACAATGCCGTTAATGATGTTATTGGATATCTTAAAGCTAAAGACTTCAAAAAAATGAGGTCATGGGTAAGCAACAATATAGATACTGATACTTCTGGTATTTTCAGAAGCATTTATGACTCTATGACAGAAACTATGCAACCCAATAGCATTCCCCGTGCTGTGCTTATTCTAGCAGACTATCAGTATAAGAATGCATTCGTAGCAGACCATGAACTAAATGTGGTCGCATGTTTAACAGAACTTATGGCGGAGGTAGAATGGAAATGAAGCACACACTAACCCTATACACACAACCTAACTGCATGTATTGCGATATGATGAAGTCTAAACTTGATCGTTGGGGATACAAATACGAAATTGTAAATATCAAGTTAGATGAGCAAGCAAAGGCATTTATCGTCTTGGATAGAGGTCATAAAACTGTGCCACAACTCTACTATGGTAATTCTAATGTCAATCGTGGTGTAACTACAGAAGAATTTACTCAAAGCATTCTTGAACAATACATCGGTCATTTGGATGAGGTAAAATGAAAGTAGGTTTCACCTGTAGCACTTTTGATTTGCTTCATGCTGGTCATGTTATGATGTTGCGTGAAGCAAAAACTATTTGTGATTATTTGATTGTAGGTCTACAGACTGACCCATCCATTGACCGTCCAGAAAAGAACAAACCTGTTCAGACTCTGCTGGAACGATATGTTCAACTAAATGCTATTTCATATGTTGATGAGATTGTTCCTTACCAGACTGAACAGGACTTAGAAGATATTTTAAATATGTTTCCTATTAATGTTCGTGTTCTGGGAGAAGAGTATAAAAACGGTAAGTTCACAGGACGTGCAGCTTGCGCAAAACGTGGAATTGAGTTATACTACAATAAACGTGAACACCGTTTTTCATCTTCTGATTTGAGAGAAAGAGTTTCTAATGAATCCATTCGAGTTCGTCAAGGCGATTAATACTAAAAAAGATATCATGCGTGATGATCTAGATGAGAAAGCATACAACTCATATATGATTAATCATTCCTTTTCATACTTCCCTGATACTGTTCTACTTGCTAATGAAATGAACACCTACCATAATATTGACACAAAACTCCAAAATGACTTTTTGCTAAATACTATTAGAAAAAATCCAAAACGGTTCTCCAAATGGAATAAAACTATTGAGGATGGAAGTCTTGAAGCGGTGAAAGAATATTATGGATATAGCAATAGTAAGGCTCGTTCTGCTCTTTCACTACTTTCTACTGAAGAAATAAACATTATTAAAAAGAAGGTAGATCATGGTGGAAGAAAAAAGAGAAGTAAATCTAGTTGATTGGCAGCCTAGTGATATGCTGGAAATCACACTTAATGAACCAGATGATTTTTTAAAAGTAAAAGAAACATTGACTCGTATTGGTATTGCATCCCGTAAGGATAAGAAGTTATACCAGTCCTGTCATATTCTCCATAAACAAGGTAGATACTTTATTACACACTTCAAGGAGTTGTTCCTGCTTGATGGTAATAAGTCTACACTTGAAGATACAGATATCCAGAGACGTAATACTATTACTACTCTGCTTTCTGATTGGGGGTTGCTTACTATTGTCAACGGTGAAAAGGCAAAGGATGTTGCACCTTTGAGGCAAATTAAAGTCCTACCATTCAAAGAAAAGAATGACTGGGAACTATGTCCAAAGTATAATATCGGCAAATAACCTTTTCATTTTTTGCTTGACAAATGGTCTTACCTCTGATATAAATATTTCTGTAGATGCGAATAATCGGTCTACTTTCTCGCTAAAATTTAATAGGAGATTTCAGATGACAAACAATCAGAAATACGCTCGTTTTCCCCGTTCTGCCTTTGTAGGTTTTGATCACATTTTCAAAGAACTTGAAGATATGACTAAGCATGCTTCAGATCATTATCCTCCGCATAACATCATTAAAGATGAAGATATGAAGTATCGTATCGAAATTGCAACAGCAGGGTTTAAGGAAGAAGAGTTAAAGATCGAACTCAAGGATGGTATTCTTGAAGTGAATGGTGACCATACTCCAAGAGGTTTGGAATTCATTCACAAAGGTATTTCCACCCGTAAGTTCCATCGTTCTTTTAGACTATCTGAATATACACAAGTTACAGGAGCTTCTCTGGAGAACGGCATTCTAGCAATTCATTTAGAAGTCGTACTGCCCGATGAGAAGAAGCCTCGCAAAATTGCAATCAATAATCGCAGCGAGGTAACAACAAATGCTGAACTTCTTACGGAAAATGGGTAAAGCCCTATACGAATCCCGACTTGACGCTGCCTGTCACGGTGTGGCAGGTTACATTAAGACTGAATATCGTACAAACTATAATCAGTCTGAAATTGCTTACATGGTTAGAAGGGATGGTTTTGATGCAACTGTTTTTAAAATCACTCACTAAATCATTTAACAATGCAATCAAGAGAGCTAGAATGTCAGATGAAGAAAGATATCTTTCTGACTCAACTGACCTTGTAGACCTTGAAGGTCGTCAAAAGCGGATCATGTATGGTCAAGCCCCACATCAAATCAATGGTCGTCATTGGTTAGATGCACGTCAATACCAGTAAAGTTAAAGAAGGGTGGTTTTTGCCACCCTTTTTTCTTGACACAAAGTAAAATCTCCTATATAATGATCCTTCATACTTAAAGAGGGCAGTGATGCAATTTTACACATCAGTCAATCGTCTAGGCAACTCCATTCTTGTGCGGGGTTATAAAGACGGTGTAAAGACTCAAGAACGCATTAAGTTCAAACCAACATACTATGTTCCTACTAAAGAACCTACTGAATGGAAGTCCCTGCGTGGAAACCCTGTCGCACCAGTCACCTTTGCCGATGCCAAAGAAGCCCGTGAGTTTAATAAACAATATAAGGGCATGGATAATTTTGAGGTGGTGGGCAATACAAATCATGTTGCTCAGTACGTTTACGATGTATATCCTGACAAGATTAGATTTGACCGTGAAACTATCAACACGACCACAATTGATATTGAAGTGGCGTCTGATGACGGATTCCCTAAACCAGAGTTTGCTGAGTATCCTGTCATTACAATCTCTTGCAAAAATAACATTGATGACCTTTATCATGTATGGGGCATGGGTGAGTATACACCTGACCGCAACAATGTTGTCTACTATGAGTGCGCAGATGAAGCAGAACTACTTCTTTCTTTTCTTGCTCACTGGCATAACCCTTCTAACTGTCCCGATGTAGTTACAGGTTGGAACACTACCTTCTTTGATATTCCCTACCTGATTAATCGTGTTACTAAAGTTCTGGGTGATGATAAAGCAAAGATGATGTCTCCTTGGAAACATATCCGAGAACGCATTGTAAGAGACCAACACCAGAACGAAAACCAAACCTATGAAATCACAGGCATTCAACAGCTGGACTACCAAGACCTGTTCAAGAAGTTTGCCTATACCTATGGCAAGCAAGAGTCCTATAAACTTGACCACATTGCCTATGTTGTTCTAGGTGAGAACAAACTCTCCTATGATGAGTATGGTTCCCTGCACGGTCTCTACAAGTCTGACTTCAAGAAGTTTGTAGACTACAACATCAAAGATGTAGAACTAGTTGCACGACTAGAAGACAAACTTGGTTTGATTACATTGGCAATGACTATGGCCTACAAGGCAGGGTCTAACTTTGTTGATACACTTGGCACTACAGGTATCTGGGAGACAATCATCTACCGTCACCTTATGTCTAATAAAATTGTGCCGCATCTCAAACGTGATAAAGAAAAGAGTAAGTATCCCGGTGCCTATGTCAAGGAACCTGTTCCCGGCATGTATGAGTGGGTAACTTCCTTTGACCTTGCATCCCTGTATCCTAACATTATTGTGCAATGGAATATGTCACCAGAAACTATTATGGATGGTGTATTCAAGTCTGGTGTTACTGTAGAGTCTGTGCTTGCTGGTGTTGATGTAGACTGTGATGCTAACCAGACTATTGCTGCTAATGGTATTGCTTTCCGCACAGATGAAGTCGGACAAATCCCCAAGATTATTAAAGACTATTACACAGAACGTAAAGTTATCAAGAAGAAGCAACTTGAAGCAGAAAAGTTTGTAGAAGAAAACGGCAAGACCTACCAGCTTACCAAAGATATTGGTCAGTTAGAGAATGAACAGATGTCCATTAAGATTCTGCTCAACTCCCTCTATGGTGCTATGGGCAACCAATGGTTCAACTATTTTGACCAACGCATTGCAGAAGCAATCACCTATAGTGGCAAGTTGACTATCCTATGGGCAGAACGTGCAATGAATGCTGCTATGTGTAAACTGGTAGAGAAAGATGATGACTATGTGATTGCTATTGATACAGACTCACTCTATGTTAATATGAAACCATTAGTTGATAAGTTTGCCCCTAAGAGTCCTGTAGACTTCCTAGACAAGACTGGTGCTGAATACTTTGAGAAGATGCTTAACGTCGAATATCAAAATATGTTTGAGAAACTAAACTGCATCGAAAACCGTATGGATATGGAACGTGAAGTTATTGCTGACCGTGGTGTCTGGACTGCTAAGAAACGTTACATCCTAAATGTTCTGGACAAAGAAGGTGTGCGATATGCTGAACCTAAACTAAAGATCATGGGCATTGAAGCAATCAAATCTTCTACTCCACAGGTGGTCCGTGACAAGTTCAAGCAATCCTTTAAGATCATCATGGAAGGGGACGAGGAACGCACACAGAGGTTCATACAGCAGTTTAAAGATGAATTTGGTAGTCTACCACCCGAAGATATTTCTTTCCCCCGTGGTGTCTCTAATCTAACCAAATGGATAGATAAGAATACTGTTTACAAGAAAGGCACTCCTATTCATGTGCGTGGTGCAATCCTCTTCAACAATCGTGTAAAAGATTTAAAGCTTGACAAACAGTATGAAATGATTAAGAATGGTGAGAAGATTAAGTTCACCTACTTGAAGCAACCTAACCCTATCAAAGAAAATATTATATCCTATCCGGTCATGCTTCCTAAAGAGATGAACCTGCATGATTACATTGACTATGACAAACAGTTTGAAAAGACTTTCCTAGAACCTCTGCGTGTCATCCTTGATGCTGTAGGCTGGGAGACTGAGAAGACTGTAACATTAGAGGACTTTTTTGCATGAAACTGATGCTTGGTAATTGCCTTGATAGACTCAAGGAACTTGATGACAATTCAGTAGACTCTATTGTGACAGACCCACCCTACGGTCTGTCATTCATGGGTAAGAAGTGGGACTATGATGTTCCTGCTGTAAATATTTGGGAAGAATGCTTTCGTGTTCTAAAACCCGGTGGCCATTTGCTTGCCTTTGCTGGCACTCGCACACAACATAGAATGGCAGTGAATATTGAAGATGCAGGATTTGAAATCCGAGACATGATTGCATGGGTTTATGGTTCTGGCTTTCCTAAGTCTCACAATATCAGTAAGGCGATTGATAAGATGGCTGGGGCTGAACGTGAGGTTGTTGAGACGTATGACCCAAGAGGAATGTATGATGGAAAGTCACGAACATCAAAGGCCATAAATACAAATTGGAGAAAAAATGAGGGCCGTGACGATGTACTAGATATGAGTGCAAAGGCAATAACCGCCCCCGCCACACCTGAAGCACAACATTGGGACGGCTGGGGAACTGCCCTAAAACCTGCCCTTGAACCTATCACTGTTGCTCGTAAACCTATTGCAGAAAAATCTATTGCAGAGAATGTTCTGAAGTATGGCACTGGTGCTATCAATATTGATGAGAGTCGTGTTGAAGGTGAAAAGCCAAGCGTCCCAAACGCAAAGTTCCACAATCATACATTTGCTGATACTGATAATGTTAATACTGGTATTGGTTATGGTTCTGGTAGAAATGGAGAAATGTCTGATAACACAAAAGGTCGCTTCCCTGCAAACCTAATCCATGATGGTTCAGATGAAGTGGTGGAGTTGTTTCCGCATACAAAGACGCATGGTCACAAAAATCCGTCACGACAAAGTGCAACGGATTCCGTTGCGAAGGGGTATGAAAATGAAAGACTTTTGCTACCTATTGAAAAATCTGAAGGTTCAGCCGCCCGATTCTTCTACTGTGCCAAGGCGTCTAAGAAAGACCGTGATGAGGGTCTAGATCATATGGAAGAACAGCAGTTCGTTCAGTGGCAGACAGGTAATGGCGCAAGTGGTAAACCATCTTCTATGTCTGAAGGACGTGACACAAAGCGCAAGAATACTCACCCTACTGTGAAACCTACTGACCTTATGAAGTATCTGGTTCGTATGGTAACACCAAAAGCTGGTGTAGTTCTTGATCCGTTTATGGGGTCTGGCTCTACAGGCAAAGCAGCCAAGTTAGAAGGTTTTGACTTTATTGGTATTGAAATGGATGAAGAGTATTTTTTGCTTGCAAAATCCCGAATTGATGGTATAATGGTAGAGTCAACACTAGAGGACTTTTTTGCATAATGGGTAAACGTAGTAATTTTGAAAGAGTGCCTAGAGATTTCTATCCAACTCCCCGTGCTGCTGTATCACCATATCTTAAAAAGATTGTAAGTATCGGTAGAGTTAAGTGGATTGAGGGTAGCAGCTCTGTTGGAAAGGACAACTGCTGTTGGTATTTGTTTGACAAATCCGAAAATAATGGTATAATGTTCTTTGGACGTTAAGGAATACACACAATATGATTTTATCAGCAGTCGATACTACATTTATCTTTGATAAACTAACAGACTTTTATTCTAACTTCACACGTATTGATGACTACATGCGTGTGAAGAAGACTGAGCGCATTCGTAGTGTCAATGCCTTTCCGGGTATGTTAGAGGCAGAACTATTTCAAGACTTTGATATGTCTCCTGAAGATATGGAGATTGGTATTCAACCTGTGACTGCTTCTCGTTTTCATTCCCTATTGGACATTACTGCATCTTTCAATGATGAGACTGCACCGGGTAGAAAGGTAGAACTGCTTGTTAAGGAGAAAAAGACTAATACTATTTTGGGGTTTATCAAACTCAACTCTCCGTTAATTAATTGTAAACCTCGTAATGACTGGCTGGGTGCTGCACCTGACCTAACACAGTTTAATAAGCATGCTATTATGGGATACATCATTGTTCCTGTTCAACCTTTTGGTTTCAACTGCCTTGGTGGTAAACTGCTAAGTCTTATTTGCTGTTCTCATGAAGTCAGAGAACTTGTTAGTAAGAAGTATGATATAAACCTCTGTCTGTTTGAGACTACATCACTCTATGGCAATATCAAAGGAACTAGTCAATATGATGGACTGAAACCTTATCTGCGTCATGGTGGTGATACTGAGTCTGACTTCCAGATGATTTTGCCTGATGATTTCTACAATTGGATTTTTGACTGGTCTGTAGAAAAGAATGGTGGTGAACGTCTTATTGAACGTGCTGGTGCTAACGCATCTGGTTACAAACTCAAGTATCAGGCTAAGATATTCGGTGCTGTTCGACAGTCTATTAAACAGCATATGCCAGAACGTCTAGAAGAATATAACGCACTGATGAAGAAGTCTAAGCAACTTAATACACAGAAACGTTACTATCGTTCTGATTATGGTTTTGCTAATGCTAAAGAAGTATTGTTAGGTAAAGAAGAAAAACTCTTGCCAAACCCACAGAACTATGATAAGTTCTATCTTGAGAACCTTGTGAAGTGGTGGAAGAATAAGGCAACTAAACGATACACTAAATTACAAGAAGAGAACAGACTTCGCAATACCCTTGAAGTCTGGACAGATGACACTATTAACACTATTGATATTATTCGTTAGGAGATTTACATAATGATTATGCCCGTAACTAACTTTGAAAAAGTAATTCAGTTTATGAACACCTATAACCAAGAGGTGAAACGCAAAGCAGAATTCCCTGATGCTACGACTACACACTTGCGAGTAGATTTGATTGAAGAAGAACT